CATCATACGAATGATCTCCATCAACAAACGCTAAGTCGATACTGTTATCATCATGAATACCAATTGTATACGAACTATCGCCTCGTATAGGAATAATAACACGGTCAAGTTTATTTTTCTTAACATTGTCGTAAAATTCATATAAATGATTTTCAACTTTAGGTGGAGGACCACCATCAACCGGTAACTGTGTCATGTCTTCCATCCACATGTCGTGACAATATACTTGGGGATTTCCTTTCATAGTTAAACCCGCTATAACACCACTACAACCCAAATAACTACCAATCTCTACATATTTAGAATCCGGTTCTAAAGCTTCCATCTCATAGAGTAAAGCCTGTGTATCATAATAATTGAGAGTACCTTTTACATCATTAGCATATGTGAAGGCAATACCTTCGACAACTTCGTACTTTAAGTCCATATAGATATTTTTATGGTACTGTTTTTAAGTTGTTAAAGATATGAAGCCATGTGTAATCAAATGAGTCTCACCATCCGCATGTCATCTGTGAACAAGCCCCACATCGACAAGGTCATCAAGAATAACAAACGTCTCAAGTCTGCTTTTCACACTAGGAAACCGAACAGGAATACACATCGTATCGCCCTTGATGAACTCGACACATTCCTCGAACTCGTGGATGATGCAATGGACGCAATGAATGAGACTAAAGCAGAAATTGAAAAGGCTCAAGAAAAGCTATACAAGTTGTACGATTTTTGTGGAGAGGTTCCTTTTGATGACGAGTGTAACTATTAAAGATTTGAACGGATAGATGTGTATAATGCAAAAAGTCCTCGATCATGGTTTCGTTCGTCTCGTGGATCACATGCCTCAACAAGACCTGGATTCGTCCATCGTCCAGTCAGCGCGCGTCTCGTATGGAGACGGCACGAAAACCTCTCGTGGAGACCGTGGTCTCATTCGTTACCTCCTACGTCATTGGCACACAACCCCTTTTGAAATGGTCGACTTCAAATTTCACATCAAAATGCCCATCTACATTGCCCGACAACATCTTCGACACCGCACCGCAAGTGTGAATGAGTTGTCTGCTCGATACTCAGTGGTTCCAAAGGAGTACTATGAACCTGATACGTATCGTGGTCAGTCCGAAGTGAATCACCAGGGTTCAGAGGGTGTGGTGGAACTCAAAGGTGACCTAGACAACAAAGTGTCCGACCATCTGAGTCATTCCTTTGATGTCTATGAGGAACTCCTAGAGAATGGGTGCTGCCGTGAACAGGCTCGCGGTACACTACCCCAGTCGACATATACAGAGTTTTACTGGAAGATCAACCTTCATAATCTCCTCCATTACCTCCATCTTCGAATGGATGACCACGCCCAGAAGGAGATTCGTGACTATGCGACGGCTATTTTCGAGTTGGTGAAGCCCCTTGTCCCCATCACGATGGAGGCGTTCATGGACTTTAGGGTGAATGCGATGCAGCTCACAGGTCCAGAGATTGAAGCGATCGCCACTGGGAAGGAGATTGAATCTCCGGGGGAGCGCCGTGAGTTCCAAGAAAAGTTGAAACGTTTGAAGTTAAAAATTTAAATGTTAATACAAAGTAAATGCTTGCCATTACAAACACACTGACCGTATTCGCCGCCGACAACAAGAACAAAGGTTTCAAGAAATTGAGTAAGAAGATCCAAAAGGAACGTGACACCGATGTGGAAAAGATCAAGGAGAAGTTCTCTGATATTTTCCGTGATGAACAGCGTCGCCTGAAGGGGTACTTTGAGGAACATAACAAGTTGATTAAGAAGGATAACAAGCCCAGTAAGAGTGGGAAGAAGTCTATCGACTTTTACGAAAAGTAAACCACAATGTACACAAAACAAAAAATGTCGCCAGGGGTGGATTCTCCCCAAACCTCTCAGCCAGTAGAGCGCACACCACGCTGTACTGGACGAGCCTAATTTCCTGTTGTGTTTTGACCATCGATCGTTTCATAGATCCCCTAGACTTTTGAAGTCCTGAGACAGCTGTATTTATCTTACCAATCGTACCAGGTATCTCCGTCGTCTTCATGAATATGTCCCCGACATCCACAGATTCTATGATTTGTTGTTGAATGAGAGGTTCTAGGTATGTGAAGTAGTTGAAATCCGGGTCTAGTTTAAGACATATACCCTCTATAGTGGAGAAAGCTTTTGCGAGGTACACGAAACTACTTGGTACGACGAATGGTTTTTCCACGGCGAGTTGTGTGGCAAGGTCATCATTTACAATCCCAGAACCATCGAGGGTCTCCAGGTATCCTAAAATGGTTTCAAAAAAGAGTTCAATATCCGAGACATCTGAAGATGTTGGGACAATCACACCCAACTTGACGAGTGTATCGACTATACCAGCCGTGTCTCGCATGATGATAAACCCAAACAGTTTTGTAAATCCATCTCTCAATTCTTCCGAGAGTGGTACGAGTAACCCAAAATCATAAAATACAAGTTTCCCTTTTGATGAAAATCCCAAGTTCCCGGGGTGTGGGTCGGCGTGAAAGAGACCATTGTCCATAGTTTGAATGACATACGAGTTAATCAGGGCTTCACAGATCTTCTTCTTATTCACCTTGGGATCTGTGATTTCAGTCAATTTTGTAGATGGAACATATTCCATGACAATCATCTCATCGTTTGAATACTTCTTGTACACTTTAGGAACTTTCACCCAATCAACATCTTTCATACTCTTCTTGAACTTTATAGCGTTGTTAATTTCCTGTTTGTAATCAGCCTCACCTAATAGGTACTCGATGGACTCATCGAGAACTGAACCAGAACTATTTCCCGTGTCGATACCCACGCGCTCTAGAAAATGTACAATGTCGCGTATGTTGTCGGTATCTTCCTTCATGATATCCAGGATTCCTGGACGCTTTAATTTTACAACAACTTTTTGACCGTTTTGGAGTACAGCCATATGGACTTGACCGATACTCGCAGATTTAAATGGTACAGGGTCGAATTCTTTGAAAATATCATAATTTACAATGGTATCGAATTCCACGGGAGGGACTTCATCTTGCAATGATTCCAACTCTTTTGTAAATTCTGGTGGATAGAGATCCCCTCTCGTCGAAGCGATTTGACCTAATTTTACAAAGGTTGGTCCAAGTTCGAGGAGTTCCTCCTTCGTCCAACGACCCAATTCAGATTTATTTTGTACAGTGGCATTCTTCCAGAGAAATTTAGCAGCAAATTTCCATGTTTTCACCTTTCTACTAGGTAATGTCGCCTTATATGAGGCTATACATAGCATCCTACAATAAAGCTATATAATAATCTATAAGTAATTATTTTGTAATATAATTGTAGAATGAAGGTTCATATCGTAGGAGCCGGTCCAACTGGTCTGTCCCTAGCATGGGAAATTCTACAATCAGGAAATCATGAAGTTACAATTTACGATAGGAAAGTCTCAGGAGGTGGTTCTTGGTGGGAGCCAGAGGGCGAGAAGAGAGATCTTCACGCACATAGAATTCTATTTGATCGTGCATTCATCAACTTCAAGTCTCTTATCACCGAGATGGGTATAAACTGGCATGACCTTTTCTTACCCGTCGACAAAAAGAAATACTTTGGCTTCATGATTCGCTCCCTGAGCCCTGGAGATTACATCACCCTTGCACTTCTGTTCACGAAAGTATATGCTTTCCCTGAAAAATACAAACGTACACCTCTTAAGGATGCCCTCGGACCACTGAGTAAAAAGGGTTCGAAATATGTCGAACACATGCCCCTCATCATGGATGGAGTTACATGGAATGTAATGTCCGCCTACGAATTTGTGAAAAGTTTTGATCACGTAGGACTTTCTGGTATTTATACACAAAGGGTTTCAGGTAAAGTGATGTGTGACGCTATGGAAAAGGCAGTTATGGATGCCGGTGCAAACTTTGTCTTTGGGACAGAGTTGTCGAGTGTTGAGTATGGTGAAAATGATTTCGTCGCGACGTTTTCGGATGAAAGAGTTATTAAGGATGGAGTTCTATTTTTATGTTTAGACAATAGTCCAGCTCTCAAGTTGCTGGGGGACAACTGGGGACCAGATGCATTCAAGAAAGTGAGTGAAAGTACATACGGCGCCATAAATGTTCTTCTCGATTACGATACCCCAATCAAGATAAAGACGGATATTGAAATCTCAACCACCACGGAATGGAATTTACAACCTAAAGTTCTCTCCGATTGTAAAACCATATCATGTGTCATTTGTGATCTCACACCAGAAATTCTCAAAACTGATCCAGAAACTCTAAAGGCTGGGGTCGTGAGACAACTCGGTGTCCCCACACCAAAGTCTATACGGATCGGGTGGGGTGCAGAATGGAAAGACGACAAATGGGTCTTTACACAGTCATCGGGTGTTCTCAGTCTTCATGGACAACTCCCATTTTTTGGGAAGTGCTCCAAGGTTGCCATGTGTGGTATGATGTCGCCACGAGACACGCCATATTCGAGTGTTGAAGCTGCGACTGAAGTTTCCAGGTCTCTGAGTCATCTCTGTTTTGGAACGAGACAACCCATGAAACCCATCTTACTCTCTCAAGTCATGTTATTTGTCTTTGTAGTACTTATAGTTTTACTATTAGTATATCGTATATGAAGTTCTCAGCTAAAGTGTACGAACCCATGTACGAACACAATGAAAAAAAGTACATCCGCTTCACGATTCCCCAAAAAGTTTCTGAATTGATAGAGCGAATGCACGCGAATAGGGAACACCTACTCACGAATAAGAGTGTGAGTAATCCACTCGAAGGTCAGGTTCTAAAAGTAAAGGTTCCATTCCGATATAGGAGAGTGATGTGTGAAGTTAAGGGGCGACCCTTGCAGTCTCTTATACGGGGTGATGAAGTTGAAATCGAAGTAGATTTCAAGGGTATTTGGAACGTAGGAGATCACTCAGGCTTTTCTTGGGTACTCTCGAGCTCCTCGGTGGGCTCGACCGAGTGATTGGGGTCATTGGGCATATCAATGGTCGTGAGACCACCCTTCTTGAACCCCTCGAAGGTTTGGAGCATCCCCTGGAGGCGGAATATTTCCTGGGTCATCTGCTCAATGGTCGTACGAAGCTTCTTAATATTCTCTTCAACGTCGACGGTAGGCATTGTACCTATTTAAAGTTTGTACCCTTTAAATAAGTATGACCGTTCTTACGAGAACAGGATACCTGGTGAGTGAGGGACCAATTCAAGAAATTAAAAAGGAACTTACCGTAAGACCCATCGTCAATGGAGACTATGGATTTCCTCCCCCGCCTTTCAAGGTTTTTAGACCAACTAAGAATGGAGTCTGCATTCCAAGATTCTATGGAACTGATAAGCTTGGAGAACCCAAGGAAGACAGGAGACCTGAGCCCACCCGGATCCGAACCAAGTTTGTCGGACAGCTCAGGGACGCAACACACCAAAATGATGCCCTCGCAGCAGCGATTAAAGCAGGTCACGGTGTCCTTTCTCTACCATGTGGTTATGGGAAAACGACGGTTTCCCTAGCAATAGCGTGTAAGTTGGGATACAGAACGATGATCATCGTCCATAAACAGTTTCTCGCGGATCAGTGGCGTGAACGTATCCAACAGTTTTGCCCGGGAGCTACCATCGGGGTCGTACAACAGGATAAGAAAGAGGTGGAGTGTGACTTTGTAATCGCGATGCTTCAGTCCCTCTCCCTCAAAGAATACAGCTTCTCAGACTTTGAGAGTATAGGGACGCTCATCGTTGATGAGGCACACCATATCTGTGCGAAAGTTTTCAGTCAAAGTCTCTTCAAGATGTGTCCCAAGCACATTTACGGACTCTCAGCAACCCCAGAAAGGAAGGATGGGCTCACCAAGGTTCTCCACTGGTTCATGGGACCCACATTCTTCGCCGTTGAACGAAAAAACCAGGAACAGGTGGAGGTTTTCCCCATAACATTTGACTCACCAAATTATAGGAACCCACCACCATCCATGAGAAACGGGAAGATTTCCATGCCCAACATGATTACCCAAATTGTTGAGGACCGCCAGAGAAATCAGATGTTGGTTGAACTTGTCAAAAAGGCTTCAGCTGGTACGAGACAGCTTCTCGTTCTCAGTGACCGTAGACAACACTGTGAGTTTCTTCATCAATGTTTTCCCAAGACATCTGGTCTCTACATGGGTGGTATGAAGGAGGCGGCGCTCCAGGAATCCTCAAAGAAGAAGATCATTTTCGCGACGTTCAGTCAAGCCCACGAAGGTCTGGATATCCCAACACTCGATACAGTTATATTAGCCAGTCCCAAGTCTGATATTACTCAAAGTATTGGGAGAATCATGAGAGAAACAAAAGGGAAAAAGAACGAACCTCACATCTATGATGTACATGATCCATGGTCGATCTTCACAGCCATGTATTACAAAAGAATGAAGGTGTATAGACAAGGTGGTTTCAACATTCAAGGCAAATTTACAGAAGAACCCAAGAGTGATTTCCCTCAGGGAAAGTGTCTGTTTTTATAATCTGGGCATCTATTAAATGTCTGGTGCATTAATACAACTTGTCTCCAAAGGTGTACAAGACGCATACCTCATAAGTGGCGAGGGACATTCCTTCTTTCGTACGAAGTTTACGAGACATACGAATTTTTCGCAGGCCCCTAAACTGATTAAAACGATAAATGATAACGATACCTCGATCACGATCCCAGTTCTCGGTGACCTCATTAACGCCGTGTGGTTCGAAGGTTCTTCCAATACCCTCACGATGTTTTACAATTCTACGATTGACCTGTATATAGGGGGTCAGAAGGTCGATTCACACCATTTCGATTATTACACCGATATATGGTCAAATTATCTCGCGGACACCTGCACTAAATCACGAGATTTGAA